GCGAAACTTCCTGTCTCAATACTGAGTTTGCTACTTTCGTCAAATTCCATGACTGTTTTGTCGTCTACTACCCGAGTTCCGTTCGAGTAGCTGTATGAAATTTGCATAATCACCTCAACTCACAAATGTCGGTATTACACCAACAGTTGTTACAATGACCACAGCTAAACTAAACAACCATGGGTTTGTACGCTTATTTTTACGTGCTTGAGGCGTAGTGATACGCACCGCCATGCAATCACGCATAGCGCTGTAATAGTTAGTTTTCATTGTTACCTCGCTAGGTGAGCGATAGGGTGGTTATCTGGTGTTGGTGCGGTGGGTATTAGTAGTTCATTGTCATGTGGGGGATTTTATTACTAGCAACTAACTTAATAAATTCAGTCGCTAATTTTTCATCAAATCCGTTACTTACTAAGGCTTGTAATGTTTCTTGGTTATACTTGCGACGATGCTCCTTATCAGCCTGACGTTTAGCTTCTTCCTGACGCTTACGTTCTTCTTCTGCTAATCGCGCTTGTTCTGCTTCTTGTGCTTTCTTGCGCTCAGCTTCGATAGCTAATTGTTTCTCGCGTTCGGCTCGCTCCTGAGCTTCTTTAGCATCACGCTCTGCCTTTTCCTTGGCTTCTTTTGCTGCTTGCTCTGCACGTTGAATTGCTTCCTGCTTTTCACGCTCTGCACTTTCAGCGGCTTCTTTTGCTTCACGCTCACGCCGTGATGCCGCTTCAATTTCTTGCTGTGCTTTGCGCTCAGCTTCAAGTCTTGCCTGTTCCGCAGCTTGTCGCTTCATTTCTTCTTCACGAGCAATGCGTTTGCGTTCTTCTTCAGCTTTGCGTAAATCAAACAGCTCGTTCATTTGCAGGGCTTCTTCATGATCAACTTCGATTTGCTTCTTAAGCGCTTCGGCTTCTTCGCGAGCTTTTTCTTGTGCTTCCCACTCAGTTAGTGGCTTGCGAATATCTGTGCTTAATGCATCTAGTTCGTCACGAAATATCTTACGGCTAGCATCAACTTTTTTAGGTAGCTCTTTTAACTTATCGACAACCGCTTTACCTTCCTTGTCGATATACGTTTTTGTTTGAGCAACTTTGTACGCCAGAGATGCAAAAGCCTTTCGGTTTTTAGCTACTGAGAAATCACTGTCGAGTTCTTTTCGTTCTTCTTCTGCAAGAGATTTAATGTGCTCTAGCATCTGATTTACTTTTTCTGGTGCCGTAAACAAATCTAGCGCCGTAGCTTGTTCAATTACGACTAATTCATTTGCCATTTCCTATATCCCTTATGTGCGTATTCATCACTATTAATAGCGATATGAATGATTAAGTGATGGGTTACTGCTTGCTATTTAATGCGTTTAACTTGTTGGCGGGCAAACTTCTTTGTGTGGCCTTTAGCAATTAGGCGTTTAACTTGATAATCACGATTGAGCTTTTTAGCTTCTTTTGTATTATCAGGCTTAACTCCTCCGTTATATTTTTCGTTCATATCACCCCCTAGCTTTTAACATTGCATCTGCCATGCGGTAGTAGAATTTAGCGCGTTTTATTAAGCATTCATCATCTACATCATTTGGAAAATGACCGAGCTCTGCGCTTTGTGAAGCTAAATCGCCCTGCATAGCCTTAGCAGCTAGATAATCACGCATATTCACACCTTCCTGAGCTACAAATTGCATATTTGGATGCCCGCTCGCAGGAAAAGCCGCTCCACCTGTTTTATCTGTCATACTCCCTCCGTTATTAACAAGTAACTAAATAACCCTGACTTTTAAGGTATTTAATTATATTTTCTTCACTAATAGCGGTTCTGAGCACTTCATTTTGGTATTCTTCTGGAATTGAAATATCAGCCACATCGATGACCTTTACCTCCATTATTCCAACCCCTGAACTGCAATCAGCAGATGAGCACAAAATCGTAATATCCATATCTATCTCCTATCTATTAATCAACTCACCACAGCCCACAGAATGGACTGTAATTAGTTAACTGCGCCTGCTTTTAGCCACGTCAGGCGAGGTGGTTCTCGTGTACCCCTACATCGAGAAATCGGCTATAATCCACTTACCCCTACAGAATAAGAGATTATCAACCATGCCGAATTGGATTGAGGCAGTGATTGCCTATTTGAAAAACCAAATTTCACTGAGGTTTACTATGGTGTGGTTGCTATATCTGGTCAGTTTGTGGTTATTTTTACCTGAATCATTCTTTGATTTTCTTAACGCAAAGCCAATTTTTGGCTCGGTAAATAATATCAATGCTGTTCTTTTTATTATTCCTGTTAGCTTCTTTCTTTCAGATATAACAAAAAGAATATATTTATTAACTTTTGGTATAATTAATTCCGTAAAGTTAAAATCAATAAAGCGTAATAATCAGCACAAAATATCATTTGTTATTTCAAGCCTTTCTGAGGATGAAAAGGATTACCTAGCCATGTTCATTGACACTGGAAAGGAATTTCTAGGCGGGAAAAGAAATGACCCTGTTATTAACTCACTGTTGGATAAAGACATTCTCCATGATTCGTCAAAGCATTTGAGTATGAGACATACCAATGAGTTTATAATTAATCCCGATTATTACTCAGAATGCGTTAGGCAATTCACTGGATATTTTAATAAATGAATTTTAGTTAACTAAAGCATTCCTTTTTTTCTTAACTGATTTGCGTTATTTTCACTCATAGCAATTCCATGCCCTTGCTGAATGCCAAGCCCTCCCACACTTAACGAGGCATCAGGATGCAAGTCACTACACATACCTGAACCAGAACATAATTCAGCTTTAGGCTCTTCACTTTCCAAGGTCACAAATGCCTTTCTAACTCTATGACCTAATTCTAAAATATCATCACGAGTTAATTTAAAATTGCGTCGATAACTATCAACTAGCATGGCTGATAGAACCGCACGAGCCGATTCTTGAGACGCTTCTGTTAAATCTTCAAATTTCATCTTACTTCTCCTATTTATCTCGCCGTAACCCCGAACTCACTGCTCGGCTGTTTTTTCAGTTTTAATGTTTTGCGTGCATCTGGTGATGATTTAAGACTTAACACCAAACTTGCTAGCACATCTGTTTCATCAACTGGTTTAATGATTGAATCCCAAATTTCCTCAGTAGTGCGACCGCGATTAGCTTCCTCTAAAGCCTTACGCGCCATTAATTCTCCTCTAGCGATATAACGACGCATCTTTGAATTTGTCTTACCAGTGCGCGGTAAGTAAGTAATTTGAGCCATAATTTACCCTCGGTTAGTAAGTATTGGTGATGCGGTCATTGGCTATCAGTCTCGAACTGTCTTGTCAGCCTTGCTTGCATCCTCTGCAATAACACCACTTTATTTGCTGTTCACCTTCCTAAGTTAATGATCAACAGCGTTGTTATTACTCGACGGACTCACACCGTCTGACATTGGTTTTGCTTGCATCTGGTTCAGCGTAACCGCATCCCAATACTCACTTGGAGTTTTGAAACTTTCCCACAATGGCGGGAGTTAATTTGTAAAAGAGCGAACATCCTGTTTATCTATGGCTCCTTGCCTTCGATGAGTTAATTAAACATTATGTTGATTTTAAAGTCAACTCTATGTTGATTTATTTTCTGAAAAAGTTGATTTTGTGTTGATTTTAAAAGGGATTTATTTTGTAAAAATAAACATTTGATATACGAGAGGTGTATTTTGAGCATAAAAAAAGCCACTTTTGTTAAGTGGCTTCATTTGTTAGTGCTGATTAGACGTCTAATACAGACCACCAGAAAACTCTACCGATGATCTCTATTGCCTCTATTGGCACTTCTTCGTCTGGGTAGTCAATTTTATTGAAGCTACGAATTGTTAATGTTTTAGGCGTGGTTTGATGAAGCATTTTCACTCTTTTTAGCCCACCTTGATTTATCGCATAAATTTTACCATCAACAATTTTCTTATCTCTAGTGTTTACAGCAACAGTAGTACCATTAAATATAACAGGCTCCATGCTATCCCCTCTGGCTGGGAAGCAAATCACACCTTCTCCGTCACTGTTGGCTCCGATCCTCCGCATTGTTGCTTTAGAAAACCTTAGTTTAAATCCGTTGTAATCAGTGTCTGTAAACGATCCATCACCACAAGCAAATTCTATATCCTTCAAAAAAGGAACCTCAACTTCATCTGCCTCAAGAGGTGTTAGACTATCCCAAACTCGAAGAGGAATAAATTTGTTTTCATCAGGTATTTCTGATTGTCCAATATTTTTTATTTTCGGCTCACCTTTGCCAATCAGTAACCAGTCAAGTGAATAACCAAAAATATCACTAATCTGTTGCGCTGCTTCCCTGCTAATTGAGTTTCTTTTTAGCCAGTTATTAACTGTTTGCGCACTGGCATTTAGTTTCTCAGCTAAGTCCTTTTGCTTTAGATTTTCAGCCTTTAGCAAGTAATTAATTCGATCTCTAAGTTCCATGCGAACCTCCGAACACAAAGATAAACATTTTGTTTATTTAAACCAATCATCTTTATGTTGATTTATGGCTCGATAATGATTAACATTATGTTGATAAATAAACATGGAGTTATACTTAATGGAAAAGCAAACACCAATTGATATTGCAGTAAGTGCAGTAGGTGGAAAGCAAAAAGACCTCGCGAAAAAGGTTGGCTTAACACCTCAGCGAATTTCAGCCATCAAAAAGAACGGTGGTTCTCTACCAAGAACAAAAATGCGTGAATTTATGATGGCTACTGGATTATCTAAAGAAGTTTTATACCCAGACATTTTTCACTGATTTACCCGCTCTTTTCACAATTTAGGTTCCGCCATTGTGGAACATATCAACAATCCGCTCATATGGAATGAGCCACGGATCATTACTGCTGTTCTCTAACGAGAAGTAATTTAATAAGGAAATTAAACCATGGAATACACAAATACACGCAAACAATTTAATAAATTCATTTCAAATCACTTGATGGCTTCGGCATTACAGGCATTGAGAAATAAAACTCAGTCGGTGGTCGCTAAAACATTAGGTGTTCATGACTCAACCATTCTACGCAGAACTGAAAAATATCCTGAGATATGCGAGACATTAGTCGCATCAGGGATAGTCGATTTTGTGATGGAAGGAGAGAGGAAAATATCAGAGGAAGAATACCGCTTTTTATGGAAACAAATAGGTGAACTTTCTCAGGTGAGAACAAAAGAAAACGCCCCGATTGTTGGAGCAACCGAGGCGCATTAACAAATGGACTTAACCATTTAAACTAACAAATACACTGTATCAATAACCAGCATTAAAGGGAAGCTGATTTTGAGCTTTCCTTTTGCTGATACAGCTTAGGAATAAGGAAATTATACCATGAAGAAGAAAGTTAATCATTGGTTTAATCGTCACGAAGTGCATAAAAACATCATGCGAGATAAGACGTTACGAGAAGTGACACCGTTAGGAAGTAAACGTCTAAAGGAAGCATTCGAAGATGCAAAATTGAGAAATGAGCATCGTGAGAAATTACTAGGAGGATCGCATGAGTAATGTTGCATATGCAGATTTTGGTAATCAACGACGGCAAGAGAGGCCTAACGTGGCAGATCTTGATAATGGCTACACCAGAATAGCGAATGAGCTATTAGATGCAATCATGCTTGCTGGGTTGACCAAGCACCAATTATTAATGGTTATGGCTGTGTGGAGAAAAACATACGGCTTTAATAAAAAAATGGATTGGGTTGGCAATGAACAACTTGAAAGCATGACAAAGATTGATAGCACCAAATGCTCCACCGCTAAAAATCAATTAGTTCGGATGAAAATCTTTATTCAGGAAGGTCGAAAAATTGGAATGAATAAGAATATTTCCGAGTGGGAAACTGACATTGACCGAAACAGTAAAAGTTTTACCGAAACGGTAAATAATAGCTTTACTGAAACGGTAAAAACCACTTTACCGAAACAGTCAAACACAAAAGACAATAATACAAAAGACAAAAGAAAAGATCCCACCATACCTCCCAAGGGAGGAAATCGAGGAGGTTCTCTTCGTGAAGAATTAATTTCAATCCTAGAAGGAAAGTTTGATTTCGATAAGGCAGACAAGCTTCATGATTCTGTTGAGCAAAAATTAGTTGAGCTGGGTTATATCTGCGAAAGAGAATTTAGAGTTAGCGACAGATGGGATGGTAAAGCTGGTCGAGTTGATCTTCTGGTTTCCAATGGTAAGGGCGATTCTTGTGGCATTGAAATCGATAGATTGAATGCTAGAGATAAATCCATTGTAAAACTAAAGCAACTTTCTGATGGTTTCGTTTTGGTGAGAGAAGGGATCGTGTCTGAGAGATATGATTTCGATGGAATACCAGTGGTAAGTGCTCATCCTATGTCATCTTCAAGTGAAGGAATTTCTCGTGAAGAGATAATCAGGGAAGCAAGAGAAGCTCTAGATTTTTATAACAATATTACTGGCTCTCAGTGCAGAGACTTTAAACCATTCATGACCCTCTTATCTCCAACCCAAAGCAGAGATAGATATCTGCTAAGTGATTTAATCACAGTTATTGAGTGGGTGGTGTCAACATGGAAGCGACGTAATAACTCAATAGCAAAACCAACCAATATCTGCCGAGTTAACCGCTTCGATGGCTACCTGTCAGATGCGATCAAGTGGAAAAACCGTGACGGTATCAACCCTGTCGATTGTCCTCATGAAGAATTAATTAAAATCTGGAATAAATACGTTCCTGAAAGAGCCATTGATTTTCATGAGTGGACATCACGCAGACCTGCTTACAAAGATTTGGAGGCTGTCTGGAATGGAAAAACTAACAAAGGGCAGTGGCGTGAAGTAAAACATATGGACACCTGCTTCAAGCTGATATCTCAATCAAGTTTATTCACTGGCTTACAAGACAAGGGATGGTTAACTCTTGACTGGATCTTAACGCCGACAAGATGGTCGCAAACCTACGAACAAGCCAAGCGCGAATATACCGAACGGAAGAAAGGGATTGTTTAATGGAAAATAAATTTACGGATTATTACTCAGAGCAGGCTGTCATTGGCGGAATACTGATTGCCACATCTGAAACAGAAGAAATTGCTATCTCAGCGATTGAAAGTTTAGTTGCTGACGATTTCACATCATCGGCTCACAAAGCCATATTTAAAGCCATGCAAAGCCTTGTTAGAAATGGCTCTAAGGTTGATTTGGTTTTACTGAATGGAGAAATTGAACAGCAAGGTAATTCAGATATTACTGGCGGGTTCGGCTATCTTGCTGAATGCACGAAAAACACATCAAGCATTCAAATGTTACCCGGTTATGTTCAGAAAATTAAGGATCTAACCACGGCACGCAAAACGCTTGCTGTTCTCAATGAAGGTATTGCGAAGATTAGCTCATCAAACGTTAGCAACCTTGTTGATGTTGTCGGTGAGGTTCAATCCACAATCTCATCAATGGACACAGGTAGTGTTGTTGAAACACAGCACATCATGGACGGTGTGAATGAGTCGATAAATATTCTTGAATCGATGATCAACGGTGACATCTGGAAATATAAAACTCAGTTTGGTTTGCCTGATATCGATAAAGCATTTGGGGGATTTAACAATACTGACTTGATTGTTATTGGTGGACGTCCAGGTATGGGTAAAACCATGTTCAGTACAGCAATTTCAAAAGCGATTGGATTGAAGCAAAAGAAACCCGTTGTTTTTTATAGCCTTGAAATGCCGTCATGGCAGATATCAGAACGAATTTCATTTCATCATGCAGGGGTTAACAAGCAAGACTTGCTCGGTGATGATAAATCGAAAATCAACATGGATGAGGCTTGGGCTAAGTTATCTCATGCGCTTGCTGACATTCAAGAATCACCGATTTATATCAATGACCGACCATCAATGAGCATTCATGAAATACGTGCTGACGCTAGAAAGATGCACAAAAAAACAGGTGGTTTAGGTGTCATTATCGTTGACTACTTGCAGAAAATGAAAATGACCAACCCTGAAAATATGAATCAGTCAGTGGGTGAGATTGCAACAGGGTTAAAGAACCTAGCAAAAGAGCTTAAATGCCCCGTGGTCGCACTTGCACAGTTAAACCGTAACTTGGAGCAACGAACCAATAAGCGCCCCGTTAATGCTGATTTGAGAGAGTCTGGCGTTATCGAACAAGAGGCTGACGTTATCTTCATGATTTATCGTGATGAAAAATATAATCCTCAGTCAGAGCTAAAAGGGATCACTGAGGTTATTTGCACGAAATCACGTCACGCACCCGGTGCAGAAAAAACATATTACTTCACTAACGCTCGCGGTGGTTTAGATCAGGCGGTATTGAGCAATCTAAACAACGACTACGTAGATGAAGAAATTGAGTGTTAACACACAAGAGGATTTTTATATGGAATATTTACGAGATATTTTAGGCACATTGTTTTTCATGCTAGTACCGATTACTGGATTTTTATCTGTTGCATTTCTGATGTATCACGAAAAATCAGGTTGGGGATGGTTACTTTTAGCAGTGGTTGCCATATCAGGAAGTTTAAAAATTAGTTATGGCCATTAAGCGAGGTGTTGAGTGATGAAAGTTAGATTATTAAATAATGGCGAGTTTGAGACGCTAGAACGCTTGCAGTTTCCTATTGAAGTTAATGGATCTAAATACGGCGACGGACAACTCATTAAGGTTCCAGTTAATACGCTAATCGATATAAATAACGTTGATAGTGAGGCGCTTAAACGTGATGTCTCTCCTCATGATTTTTATTTATTCGAGATTGGTTCTGAGTGTGAGGTTATTGAGTGATGAAAGGAACAGAATTTAAAAAGTTGATGTGGTTCTACGCTGATGAGGCAATGATACGCAAGCGTAGATATGTGAGAGGCGGAAAAAAGACAGCGGATCGCAATCGAAAAATGCACAAACCATATCGTTGTGAAAAGGTTATGAATCGCCTTTTAAGAATTGATTCTGATGCGTTTGTTAAAAGACTAAACCGAAAGGAGGCATCTAATGCAGGGAACTAATTGGGTTAAGTGTTCAGATAAAATGCCACCATATAAAACACCGGTTTTGTGTTGTGATATTAACTCACTATATGGCGAGGTATTCATTGCTGATTACATTAGGGAATTTAGGTTCGGTGATAGGGCTAAATTAACAGGCTTCTACCGTGGGAATATGCAAGGAAACGTAACTCACTGGATGTCACTCCCACCAATGCCAGAGGGTGAATGATGAAGATAAAACGTAAAGTTCACAATAAGCTATTTCCAACTCGTAAATTGTCATTCTATCAGCATTCAAAAGTAGATGAATGGAACTCGCTAGAGTGCTACATGGACAAGTGGTTATTAGTTATTTTGTTCATACCTATTGTTGTCATTGGAACGCTAGTAGCTGGATTTCCTACGGCATTCAAAGAGGCGACGGTTTATTTCAATAATCCATATTCAGTCGATAGTCTGACGCTTGCGGAAATTGAAGCCATTAAGTTGGAACAGGAGAGCTAACAGTGAGTGAGCCAGTAGAAGTAATGGTTTATTACGTTAACTTCAATACGAATCGCAGATTTTGGATGTTGAAAATAAATGTAGGTTGGATTGAGGAGCACTATAAATTCCCATGCAAACCAACTAAAAGACAAATCCGCAAAAAGAAAAAAGAATGGATACAAGAAGCTAGATACTGGATTGAGGCATATTCAGAAATTCAAGGGGGCTAACAGTGAGTGATAAGAAATGAGCATTTCAGCAATCACAACAATCAGATGTTTTTTCACTGGTCATAAATTCGAAAAGCAAGAAAACTGCTGTAATGACGGATCATATTGCTTTTGCTCTCGATGTGGCATGACCTTATGGAGATATAACATTAAGTACAGGAGGAATAATGCAGAAGCAAACATTCCTACTCAGGAATACCCAGATACTAAAAAACCTTAAAGCCGTACTAGATAATTTACCCCTCAACGAAGAATTCCCCCTAGAAGTAAAAATCTCAGAATCCAGCCGAACACTACCGCAGAACGACATGTTCCATGCGCTATGTGGTGATGTATCAAAGCAAATGACACTCAACAATGAACCACTGAAATTATGGCAGTGGAAGAATGTCTTTGTGTCTGGCCACTGGATGGTTACTACAGGAGCGAAAGAGTCACCGTTAATTAGGGGAATTGAAGGTGAGCTATTAAACATACGAGAGAGTACGTCTCAAATGGGTAAGAGGCGCATGAGTAGCTTAATTGAATACTCGACAGCTTGGGCAGTACAAAATGGCGTAAAACTGCGTACAACTCGTTATGAATATAACTACTACGGTCACAGGGAATAACTCAAGGAGCAGCAAGAGAGATGAAACTTAAAAATATTTTAGACGCCGTGCGGTGCGGAGCTAACTGGTTATTTGGAATGTATCAGCGTCCATACCTTAAAGAGTGGGATGATTATCTAAATTACCTGATCGACGAATGCAGTATTGCTGATGAGCGTGATTGCGTAATCACATTTAATGATGGCGGTGAAAAAGTAGAGGTTTGGAAAGAAAATAAATACTACGCATATGGCAATCAACACAATGTTTCTAGTGGTGAGGCGTATGAGTTCAGGCCGTCATTCAGAACGATGATTAAATTATCAAACCTTGTTGATAATCGAGAGCAAAATCGAGTGAATATTTTCGCCAATGAGTTAAGACAGAAGGTAAAAAAATGAACTGCCAATCATGCAATAGACAGCTAACAGATGATGAGGTTTACGTGTGTGCTCAGTGTGCTGATGAATACGCTCATTTGGAAGTGATGGATAAAATCAAGGGAGAGGGAGATGGCGAGGTATCGCAGTAAATATAAACACAAACATAAACATCCAAAGAAACCACAAAAGGAGTTTGAACCAATGTTTAATGCCAATTTATTACGCTATGGAAAATTTGTCGCAATATGGTTTGTCACCATGTTAATTCTTGGAGTTATTTTGGGGTGATGTATGGCTAAGGCTAAAAAGCCGAAGCTCAAAACCTGTAAAGTCTGCAACAAAGAATTCACTCCCTACCTATCCACCCAAAAAGTTTGTTCCACATCTTGTGCAATAAAATTTGCCTCAAATGAAATTAAACGGACCGAAGAAAAGGACCGTAGGAAACGCTTATCTGAGGAAAGGAAGTTATTGCGGATCCGAAAGGAAAAGTTAAAGACAAAATCAGACTGGAACAAAGAGGCCCAAGCGGCAGTAAATAAATACATCTTTTGGCGAGACTACGGTCAGCCATGCATCGCTTGCGGTCGGCAATTAAATTATGGAGTAAGAGGTGGGTCCGTAGATGCTAGTCATTACAGGTCAAGGGGTTCGGCAAGTCATTTAAGATTTAATTTACTCAATATTCACGCTGGCTGTGTTCACTGCAATAGGGACCTGTCAGGAAATCTCATCCCGTATCGCA